TAATGCCCGACGAGGATAGCGCCATTGCCATGTTTAAGGCAATGGGAATACAAAAATAATTTAAAACCGACGGCCTAAACCGTCGGTTTTTTTATAAATTTGTTAAAATTAAAATATCTCAATTATGAAAAAGTTTTTCAAAATACTTGGAATAGCCGCAATTGTTATTGCCTCGCTATTTATAATTCGAATTGTTATTTCAGTAATCTCTTATGAGTTAATGTCTGAAAACAAAAAAGCAGTATCGCAGACTTTAAAATACCTAAATGGTGGCGATGGATATAGGCAGTTTGATTTTTTGTATTGGGGTCAAGTTAGAGACCTAGAGTATTATCCTATGAATAATTGGACGCTTATTGAAGTGCCTAAAACGCCCAGAGATACAATTGAAACTATATTAGCAATGGGTTCTACTAAAAACAATTTGGGGATGACGGTACCTATAGAGCAATATTTTTACCTAAATGAGGGTAAAATTGTTGATACAAAAGGCGTATTTCACGTATGGCTCGAAGGAGATCAAACCGACGGGAAGAAAATTAGTTTATTAGGCGAAGTTTATCGAGAGGTTAAAATTGTAAATTATAACGCGACACAATACGATTACCAGAACTACATAAAAGGGGAGGCTAGGGTAAGAAATGACTCATCTATTCCTGTTAGTAACATTATACTTAGGATTAAGTATTTTGACAAAAAAGGCGAAGTTACTCAAACAGATGAAACCTATATTAGGGATCAGATTTTACCAGGTCAAAGCAAACAGGTATCTTGGATGACATCACCGTGCAGCAATTGTAAGGATTATAGGGTGTCGCTAGATTTTAGTGAGATAAGATAGAAAAACCCCCGCCACTCGGCGGGGGTTTTTGTTTATAGCTCCTCCACTTCAACCACCAGCTTATCGCCCTCCAGCTTCACGTAGTTAGGCATTGCCCCCGTATCCTTAACCGTAAATCGGTAGGTTTCTATATGGGCAATGATATCGTCGTGGTCGGCGTCGCGCTGCGAGTTAACCCTGCTCCAGCTGCCCATATAGCCAGTTTCGCTGCCCCACCCATTAAGCGCAGCATAAATAGCGTCTACCACCCGTGCGTTACCGTAGTAAGTGCTGGTCTGCTGGTGCCCGTGGCGGCTGGTGGCCGACGTGCGTATGCCAATGTGCAGGTTTACTAGCCCCGTTGCCATTTGCACCCGACCCCCAATGCTTCGCCAGGGAAACTGGGCAAACTCAACAAATACGCAGGGAAACTCAAAGGGTTTTTCCTTATCGAGGTAAGCCCACTGGTTATTCCACTCGTCAACAGTTTTAACTATTTGCTTGCCGCTGGGGCTAACAATGGCCTTTAGGCGGTTGCCAATATCGAGCATTAGTTGCTCAAATATTCCGGCTGTGTTTAAATCGGTTTGCATTGGTATTTAAAGTTTGGTTAAACATCGAAAATGGTATCAACGGCAGTGGCAATTACGTGGTCTATTTTTCGGTCGAGCATCTCGCTATCGCCCATAAATTGGCGCTGCTCTAGGTTCATTTGGCGTGTATGCGCACGCACGCCGTAAGTAGCACCGGTTTCCTCCTTTCTTTTTTTTGTACGGGTAAGTTCCTTGCGTGTTTTAATGTTAAACACACCCCTGCCTTCTATAGTTGTTGTAGTTTTAAATTTTCGGCGGGTGTGGGCTTTTACATTTACAGTGCCCTTGAACCCCTCGTTATGGGCTGCAGCATAGGGTAGGTTTGTGCCCACCTCGGTTCGTTGCCAGGTGGCAATGAGCTTGCGTAGCGAGTTGCGCAGGTGTCCACGCTTTACCAGTATTGCCCCGCCCGGTCGTGCTCCGTTTTTACGGGGAGCCCAGCGCTTAAGCCCCTTATCGCGCCAGCCCTGCCGCCTAAAGCTATCCTTAAAAAAGTTAAGGGCGGTGGTGGCCAGCACCTCGGGCAGGTGGTTGCGCACCTCGGTAAGGCGGGGAACTATGCGCCCAAAATTGTAGTCGCGCCCCTTGTACTGAAAAGTTTTTGCCATAATGCTTGATATTTATATGTTACTGCCGTATATTTGTTGTGCCGAACCTGCGGGTTGGGCGGACCCAAAAGCGGGGCTAACTTAGGTTAGTTCCGCTTTTGCACTTTAATATCTTTACTGCGCACTATTACTAGTTCCTGTAAATTTTCGTTTGCAATAAATTGCCCTTTACTAAACCTTTCTATATATGCATCGGTAGCGTCGAATGAGGGTTTTATAACGCAAATATTTGCCTTGGCAGATGCCTCGGCAACCCTTTGAGCCATATTCCTTTTACTTGCAGTTTTAAACTCCACAATTTTGCCATTTACAAGCGCATCGGGGCATTTGGTTAGTTCGTTTTCTGCGTAATCGCCATAATGCGCCAATCTAGCCGCTTTGTCTTTAGCGTTAATTTGTGGCAATAGCTTCACATCCTTATATCCACCCTTTTTAAGCGATGCCGCAATTGTCCTATTCTTATCCCTAATATCTACCCTTTCACTCTGTAATAGCGCGTGCTCATCAATTACTGCCCCGTTCACCCTAATTGTTCGGTAGGTGTTGGCTGGTGGCAAGTAGGCCATTGCCCTGCGTAGCACCTCCTTTGGCACCTCGTTGTAGTACGGGTGATTTTTAGGGAACATCAATCCCTGCTTTGCCAGGTTAGTTCTGAACATTGGCTGCACCTCGGGGTACACAATGGCACCGTCGGGGGTTTCGGTGCTGCCACCCGTTTGCGAGGTGGTACAGCGGCAACGCCAGCCGTTGGGCGGGTAGTAGTTTTCCCAAAAGTTATCGTCAATGCGCTTTACCGTACCATCGAGCGCGTCGTGGCTATCGCGCACCAGGCTATCGCCAGCGGTGGAGTAGCGTAAAAAGGGCATTGCTTTGGCATTTTTGGTGTAATCTGTCCAGCGGGCGGCATTCATTGAGCCGCTAATGGCGGTTGAGTACTCGCTCTCGAGCCAATCCTCATTAAATTTAAGGAACTGGGTTTCGGCCACATCCCTAAACTCGGTAAACGAAAGCAGCTCGCCCGCCTCATTGGTAAGCGCATCGGTAAGCAGGCGCATATCCTGATAGTTTTTGGCGGTGGCAAACTGGTAAACGTTATTCTCAAGGTTTGCCAGCATCTCAAAATCGGGGCTATCAACGTCTAAATCCTTGAAATCTTTTTTATAGCCCTTTTTAAGCCCTTTTTTAAGCTCTATTGCCGTAGCGTTGATTATGTCGGGGTCAATATCCTTTGCGCCCCCACCCGCATATACGCGCGCAACAAAGGCATCCATCATGGGTGCTAAGGTGTGCCTTGCCCCTGCGGCTAGCTTTATGCCACCACAGCAGCTACAGCTTGTGTAAACCTCGCCAAAGTGAGCTAGGTTAACTTTTTTTTTTCGGCGCTGAACTGCATAGCAGGCCGCTCCTTTTTGCCAAGTATTTTGAGCCCGTACTTCTCTTCAAAGTATTTTGGGTCAACCTCATAGTTTTCGAGTATCATTCGCTCGTTGGCTGTTTGCTGGTCGGGAGTGTAATCAATGGCGTAATCCCACTCAAATAGGTCGTTATCGCCAAACGGAAACCCTAGCGCCCTAAGCTTGGGTAGCAGGTCGTTATTTACAACATCCTTCACGTTATCGGCTTCGGCATTCACGGTGTTGGCAAGCATCTTTTCGTGAACCTGGCTTTGACTAAGGCTCGCCCCGTTGTCCATGGTCATGGTTACGGTTAAAATGGCTTTGGCAATGCTGCTATTTGAACGCTCAACACGCTTGTCGTACACATTATAAGCATCGCCGCGGCTACTCTCCTTAATCTCTATCTCGGTGCCAATAGGGAATAGTGCGTATGAGGCAGCGCCCATATCGCTTAGCATTTTTTCCATACGGGCATTATCGCGGGGGTTGCTGCTACTGGTTTTACCAATGCGTATGGGCATACCAAAAATTTCGCCAAACTGGTCCCAAAAGGCTAGCATATTTTTTTTACTAATGGCGTGGGGTGCTAATTTCAGGAATAAGCCCAGGTCCTTTTTGTCGCCAATTTCGAGCACCCAGTCGGCAACTTTGCCCTCACGGTACGAAATGCCATTCTTAAACTCGTCGCCCGGCTCGCGAAGTATAACGCCGTATTCGGGTATAACGTGGGCGCGGGGTACCAGTTCCACTCCAGTTAGCTTCTTTTTGTTGCCAACTGTAACTACGTCGCCAAACTGAATAAGCGAGTGCCCCCAGTATCTGGTGTTTAAGATTAGTCTTATTATATTCTTAAACCACCTATCCTCTAGCAGCTCGGTTAGCTCGGGTTTTTCCTTCTTGCTTTTGGCGTCCATTATTTTAAATGAGCGGCCAAGCACGTCGTTATTTATCTGTTGAATTGCGCCCGTTATCTGGTCGTCAATGTCAACATCGGTGTACACGTTTAGTAGCTCGCTGCGGCGCGGGTTCTCAATATCTATTGCAGTTTGCCACGCCCTACGCCAGTTGCGAATATCTTTTTGCGTAAGCCTTTGGGTAATTTGCGCTAGCTCAATTACCATCTTCTTTTTATCGCGGTCGGCCAGCTGCACCCCGCTCGAGGAGCTAACCACATTTATCTTGTCTCCAAACTGGTTGTATAGCATAATCTAGTACATTGATTTATTATCGGTATGGCCAAAACGTATGGTATCAAACATCTCGGGGTTCTCAGAAGGGTCGGTTCCCTCGTCCAGCGGATCGTCAACGCTGGGTATGCCGGGGTCGCTCTTGCCGTCGCGCACATCTTTTAGCCACCGCAAGGCCGCATCGTATCGCTCCTTTTTGGTTTCCATTCCCATGCGGGGCGCGAGCATCGAGAATAGGTGGTACATGGTAAGGTCAATTACAATAAGCATAATGTAATCGTTTCGGGCATCGCCTATTTTCTCAAACTCCTGGTTAATTCGGTAGCGTATGCGCATGTAGCTGCGCACCTCGTCCATTGCCATTTTTAGAGCTCGCTCACGCTTATTGGCGTCGGCGTTGGTAACTATGTCAATGTCTTCCTGGTCGGCAAGCGTGGTAAAGTCAATTTCATCTAAATACATACTACTTGTATTTTGGTAATATTTTGGTGGTGTAAATCGCTTTTTTTTCTAAATCCCGAATGGTGGTTCCCTTTTTAAAGGTTCGGTTATCAATCCACCTTTTTAGCTGCTGTTTGGGTAGCAACTTTAGCTTACCACGAAAGCGAATAACGAAGTAGCGGTAACCCGTTAGGTTTCTCAGCTCCTCGGCTTTTTGTATAAGCTTCCCAACTTTTCGGTTGTATCGGCGCACTTGCCACCCTTTAAAAGCGGTTGCAATGCCCTTTAAAAATGCAACTATCGCGTTGCCAATAATACCGTAATCTTTTGTTGTTACCATGCGTAATGTGTTGATGTGCGACGCCCAATTACAGGGTTGAACGTCAAAGCCCTATCGGTTTGTACTAAGTCCGCAATGGCCTGCTCGTCGGCATCGGGCGCATCGTCGTGTGTGCGGTAACCGGGTTCAATGCCCAGCAGCTGGGCTAACCCAACCTGCATGTCGTTACTTGCCTTCTCGTTCTCGTTCCAAAATACCCGCCCATTTTGGTAGTAGGGGTGCATGCTAAGTAGCCTGTCGAGCTTCTTACCCTTGGGGCTTGGCATAATCATGGTGTTAAGGGTTCGTCCCTTTTCCTGCTCCACTTGCTTCATAGCTTCGCGCAGCGGGTCGTTCCAAAACTGACTCTCAACACGCCAGTGAATTATAACGCCGGCGGGCAGGGTGCTCTCATAGTCGTACATCCATCTGATGGCGTCGTTCATTTTACACTGACGCACAAAGGCTTTCATTAGCCAGAATTTGTGTTCTTTGAGGCCCCAAACCCGCACCGCGTTGTAGTCGTTATTGCCTGAGTAACCGGGATCCCACCGTCCAACAATAAACTCAAAGTGGTCTATCCTTGGTGGCTTTGCCCATTGTATCATTTCGGCTGTAAAAATTTTACCCTCCACAAAAGGTACGTTATTATACTCGGCCTCAAGGGCAATGCTGCCAATCTCTGTTTCTAACTCCTTGTAGTAATCTTTAGGGTATTTTTCGCGCCATCGTGGCAGCCTTTCTGCACCGGGGCAGGCGTCTATTTGGTGTAGTTTCCAAGCCGGGTGGCGTTTGTGAAGTTCGTCCTGTATGGTGCGTGGTGCAAAGTTGTTGTTGGCGTTAATAAAGCGGCGGACGGGTCCGTCCATAGTTGGAATAACGGCACGCTCAAGCCACTGTACAATCTCATCCTGTATCCGTGGGTTGCGAACGGTATCCTTATCCTCCAGGTCGTCTGCAGTAATATAGGTCGGTCGTTGTGCCCCCTCGCGCAAGCCTCTGGCATCCTGACCAACGCCAATGGCTTTTGCAATAAAACGCTCCCTGCAGCTAAACCCTCCCTTTGCCCACTTGCCAGCAGTGACCTGGTTGCCAAAATCGAACCTAATGCGGTGGTTATTGGCAAACTCTGCCTGTATATCGTTTAGCAAAATTTCGGCCTTGTCCTGATTGTTTCCAATTATTACCATGTACACGCTTTCGCCGTTTATCCATAGCCACATGGGCAGTATGGTGTTCACAATAACCGACTTTGCCAGCCCGCGCCCCCATCTAACAATTACCTTGGCGGTGGGTTTAGCCTTAACGTATCGAGCCAGCGATATATGAAAATCGGGTGCTTTTGCCGTTGCGTAATGCGGGAAGTAGTAGTCAACAAAAAAGGCGTAATCGGTTTTTGCACGGGCTATACGCGCCGCCCTTTCGTTTGGCGACTCGCTAAGGTTTACCCCCGTGCTGTTTTGCACGTTGGTGCAGTGTTTTCGCCACGATTTAAGGGCTTGTATTTCGGTGGTGTAGCTCATCGTCTGGTCTTTTCTTGTACGTAAGCATCCTGGTACTTATTAATTGCCTTTAGCAACTCGTCGGTAACCTCCTTATCTACGCCCTGTCGAACGGCTAGCCACATGTGGAAATCCTCAAAAACCTCAATGGCGTGAACCACATTAGCCTTTTTGTCAAGCTTCTCAATGGTGGTTGATAGCTTGCTTAGCTTGTCGCCCAGCCCATCGAACGCATCCTCATCATCGCTCTCCAGTACCTTGTCCAGCACCTTTGAAACGCTCATAAGTAGCTTGTTAACAATTTCAGGTCGTGTAATATTGCGGGCCGAGCGAATGGCTTCCCACCCGCCCTGCTTTACCCACCTGTTTATGGTTACAGGGCTCACGCCAAGTCTCTCTGCAATAACTTTTTGAAGCGTGCCGGTTATATACAGGGTTTTTGCAACCGCCTTCCTATCCTCGTTCGAAGCTCTTTTTGCCATATTTAAAAAATCTATTTAAGGCAAAGTAAACCCCTGTATGGGGGTGTTGAAAGTTTTTAGCGAAGGGTTGGAGTGTTTGGTTTTAGGGTTGGACTAATAGTTGCAAGAAGCGTGCTTGTGCGCAATCTTTGCGACTGATTGTAACGCGAAAAGCCAAAACAAAATTTAATAATGTTATGTAGATGTCGAGAACTGTAAGAATACTTAACTCAAAGGTGAACCGGTATGGTTTCAGGGTGCTAACCTCGGGCGTGAAGCTCGACCAGTTTAAGCGTAACCCCATACTTCTGTTTATGCACAACCGCCCTATGTCGAACAGGGAAGACCAGATACTCCCACTTGGCACTGTTGAAAATGTAAGACTTGAGGGCGATGACCTTATCGGCGATTTGAACTTTGATATGGACGACCCCTTTGCGGCTCGGATAGCCAACAAGTGGGATAAGGGGATCCTTAAAATGGTTTCGGCTGGTTTAGATCCGGTTCGTTTTTGTGATGACCCCGCAATGCTTCTTGATGGGCAGGTGCTGTCAACATTAGCCGAATCTATACTCGATGAGGTGTCGGTTGTAGACCGAGGCGGTCTCGACGATGCCATTGCGTTATACAATTCGAAAACAAAGGAGTTTATAACTTTGCAAGAGGGTGTAGATCTAAGTTTTATACCACCAATTACCAAACCAAAAAATGAAAAAAAAATGAAAAAGATCTTGTTAGCGCTTAACCTTGGCGAAGGTGCAACCGAGGAGCAAGCCGTAGCCGCCATTGTGGCGCTACAATCTGAGCATCAAACATTACAAACTACCCTAAAGGCCGAGAGTGAAAAGGCCATTATCCTGGCGGTTGATACCGCCGTTCGCGACAAGCGAATTAAAGATGACCAAAAGGCACACTTTGTTGAACTAGGCGCAAAGGTGGGCATTGAATTGCTTAACAAAACGCTTACCAACATTGAGCCCGCCGTCAAGCCTAGCGACTTTATTAACGGCAAGGCTGGTGTAGGCTTATCTGCTGACAAGAAGTGGGCAGACCTCACTTCCGAGGAGCGTGTTCAACTTCGTGCCGATGATAAGGCTGGCTATGTTAAGCTGTTCAAGGCTGAATATGGTTACGAACCACAAATCGACTAATTAACCTAATTACGAAACCAATTAATCCGACTAAAAAATGAAACTATTCAAATTTTCAAGCTTACTAATAAGCCTCATCATGGGGTTGCTTATAGCAGGTCCGCTGGGTGCAATCGCCGGGGTGGGCTTTAGCCTTATTCCACGAGGCGAAACAGGGCTTATGGCCGACCTGTTCCCCGAGGTGTGGACGGGCGAGATGGTAAAGAAGTTCCGCCACGACGATGCCGCATCATTCCTCGAGAAGGTGCCAAGCTACGACCAGTATGCAATGAACGACGTTATTCACCTGGTTGATGTGGGTGCCGACCCTGATGTGTTGGTAAATAACACAACCTACCCAATTGATGTGCAGGAATTGCCAGACCAGGACATTGCCATTTCGTTAAACAAGTTCCAAACCAAGGCCACCAAGGTAACCGACGATGAGCTTTTTGCCATTACCTACGACAAGATGGCTAGCGTAACCGAAAGGCACAAAGCTGTTATTACCGAAACCAAGCACGATATGGCGCTTCACGCATTTGGACCAGCAGCAAACACGGCAAACACGCCAGTGGTGCTTACAACTGGTGCACTCGATGGTAGCAGAAAAGCCCTAGTGCGTGCCGATATTGTTACCCTTAAAAAGAAATTTGACAAGCTTAAACTGCCCACAAGTGGAAGGATACTGGTACTCTGCTCAGATCATGTTAATGACCTACTGGCAACCGACCAGAAATTTCAGGAGCAGTACTACAATTACACTACGGGCAAAATTGCCAATCTGTACGGTTTTGAGGTGCACGAGTACCCCAACGCCCCTTACTACGACAGCACTACTGCCAAAAAGAATGCTTTTGGTGCGCTAGTTACCGCAACCGATTTTCAGGCATCCATAGCGTTTTATGCGCCTCGCATGTTTAAAGCGGCTGGTAGTACTAAAACGTATATGAGTAGGGCTGAGGATAACCCAACTACGCAAGAGAACCTAATAAACTTTAGGCATTACTACATTGCGCTGCCCAAAAAACAGGAGGCAATTGGGGCTATTATTAGTACCGTATCCGGTTATAGCGACAACACCAACATAAAGGTTGCCAATGCAACTGTGGTTACCAATATAGGCGTTGAAACCTTAACCACGGTAATGGGAGCAACAGCCGCCAACCTGCTGGGCGCAATTAGCAGCACCGACGATAGTATACAGACCTACCTTATTACCAATGCTGGTGGCACTACAACCAAAACTGCTACCGATGTGCTTGTTACTGGCGATAAGCTTGTGGTAACTGCCGAGAACGGACAGCAGGCTAATACATACACGCTTACCGTACTTACTGAATAGAGCGTTTTTTAACATAAAAAGGCTGGTGGTTAAGCCCGCCAGCCTTTTCTAAAAAAAAACCGATGACAAAAATTGACAAAAAAATACGAAGCATTTTTGCAGCCAATAAAGCCCTAAGGGTGCTATACGCATTTCCCGATGGCAATATTTTTAGCGATAAAGGCTTTGC